TTAAATTCAATCATAAGAAAGGTGTTGTAACAGGCTACATCACAATAAATGAATTCAGAGAATTAGCTTCTATAGTTAATGAAGACTAAATATGGAGGTATTATATGTTCACAATAACAATGCACAAGGGTAATTGTATAGAAATTGATGATGGAACCCTATATAAAATATTGAACATTAATCTCGATGAAGAAGCCACTGGAATGGATTTCAATGGTGCTGAGGTTGCTATATTTGAGAGTGAGTACAACGGAATTGCTACATTACTATTAGTAGATTCAGAGACTTCTATAATTTGCAGGGAGGTAAAATAATTATGAGTTTTCATTTTGACAATCAACAGGTAATAAATCAATTTGATATTGACACAAGACGTTTCGACATAATTGCTTCAGAGCACTGCATAGAACGTATGGCTCAAAGAAAAATCGACCAATTAAGAGTTGTTGGTAGTATCCACTTACTTGGTGAGAAAGTAATTATGGAACATATCGGTGGGGATGAGGTAATGATAATCAACGAGGACTTCGGGTTCTCTGTGGTTTGTAGTATCAAAGAGGATTCCGTTGTCATCATAACGGTAATTAACAAGTCAAATGTGTTTGTGCAGAAGGGCACTTCCGTTGTCAGGCTGCAAGAAAGGAACGAATAATTATGGAATATTTTGCATTGGGTATTTTGTCTGGAGTGATATTGACACCATTAATTAATTCATTTATTGAATTTTTGATTCTTGTAATTGAGTGTATGAAAATCTTTCCTATGAAAGGTATTGATAGACACAACAACAAACAGAATGTAGCTGAAGAAAAGAAAGATACAATGGGATTCAAATAGTATGTGCTTTTGCTGCGATGATGAGGTATAATTAAAAGTCCACGGAGGTAGAAAATGAACGATATCGACAAAATGGTAAACGATAACATTAACATAGCTAGAAAATTTGCTTATGACTATGCTAAAAAGACACCAATTGATTATGACGACCTGTTTCAGACAGCTTCTATCGGCTTGTTCATCGCAGCAAGAGATTTTGACCCAGAGCGTGGATTCAAATTCTCTACGTATGCATACAGAATCGTGTCGAATGAGATTATCAGCTTCATAAAGAAACAAATGAGACACGTAAATTATGATGATAGTGATTTTACTGAAGTAGTAGATGAAAGAATTAATGTGGCTGTTGCTGCAGAGAATTCTGTTCTTATACAGCAGATTAAGGACGCTGTTAGTGATTATGAGTTCAACATGTTGTATATGAGTGCAGTGCAAGAGAAAAGCCATTCACAAATAGCAAAGATACTCGGAATATCCAAATCACGTGTATGTAGGACGTTACAAGCAGTAAAGGAGGAATTGAAGAATGGCTTTATTGACTATGCTTGGCAATAGATGGTTATTTATTGGAACGAGAGAAGACAACATCAGAGCCAAATCAGTTCCTGGGTGGTCATACAACAAACAAAAGAAACATATAACGTTTACAATAGAACGCAGAATATACAAAGATTTGTTATCTGTGTTCCCAGAACTAGATGTTGATGACAGAATAAAAAGTAGAATGAATGCAGTTGAAAAGAACAGAATCAATATGATTGCATTTAAGACAGAAGAACCAAAATTGAAAACAGGATTAAGAGACACATTGTTTGATTACCAGAAACACGGTGTACACTATATGAGTAATGTTACCAAATGCATCAATGCTGATGATATGGGTTGTGGCAAGACGCTACAAACCATAGCAACGGTCGATGAAATCGGTGCCAAGAAAGTCCTAATAGTGTGCCCAAATACGCTTAAACTTAATTGGCGTGATGAAATAAAGAAGTGGCTAAATAGAGAAGATACTGTGATACTAGGTGGCAAGAGTAAGCAGAAATATGATGGAACAGGATTCTGCATAGTTAATTACGAATCTGTCTGGAGCAGAAAAACTGGTCAATTGAAACCGGAATTTGTCATTGAATGGGATGTTGTAGTATTTGATGAAGCACACAGGCTCAAGAATCGCAAGGCAAAACAGACAAAGGCTTGTAAGAAACTAAAAGCAGAAAGGATGTATATGCTGACAGGAACTCCGATTGAGAACCGACCAGATGATATTTGGAGCATACTCAATTTGTTATACCCAGACGTTTTCAACTCATATCACAGATTCGTTGACCAATGGTGCGAGACCGACGAATGTTATATCGGCAGAAGAGACCCAATTAAGGTTATTACTGGTTGCTCTGACCCTGCAGGATTAAACGATATGCTAAATCCATTAATGTTGCGTAGACGAAAAGAGGACGTGCTTGACGAATTGCCAGAGAAAATTTATATGACAATACCAGTGGAATTGTCCACTGCAGACCGAAAGATATATGACAAGTTGGAAGAAGAATTGATAGCACAATTACCATCAGGTAATATAGTTGCTACACCATCTGTACTTACACAATCAATCAGATTGCGGCAAATAGCTATATCACATAAATTGCTTGATGCAGAACCTAACAAACTCAAATCAAGCAAAATTGAAGCATTGATGGAATTTGTTGCAGATAATGAAGAAGCACATAAGATTGTTGTGTTTTCACAGTTCCGTGCGTCTTTGGAAGTAATTAAGAGCCGATACAAAGGTAAATATCTTGAAGTGCACGGCGGTATTTGTCAGGAAGAACGAGACAAGAACGTCAAGGATTTTAAGAATGATGAATCAATCAGATTAATGTTGTGTACAATACAAGCAGCAGGGGTTGGATTAACATTGACCGCTTCTGATACGGTTGTTTTCCTAGATAAACATTATAATCCGCAAATTAACAGGCAAGCAGAAGACCGATGTTATAGAATCGGGCAGAAGAACGTCGTTCGTGTTGTCAGTATCATAGCAGAGAATACTATTGAACAAAGAATAGAGAATTTGCTTGCAGATAAGAGATTGATGTCTGATGAGATAATCGATAGAAAGGAGTGATTTAATGAGAGTGTGTGATTTATTTCAAGCTGTTATGCCTGTATTGTTGAAAAACAAACGTAGGGTTGACTATTTCAAGTGGCGCAGATACAGTGATTCTACAGCGGAGCCAGAAGAACTTGTGCGAATCATTATGGAAGATTTGATGTACGATAAAGATGCAATTGAAGAAGCAGTAGAAATCATAAAACAAGGAGGTTTTTAAATGGAATTAATAACTAAAATCGCTACAACAATTGGATTATGGCAAATAATGGTTGTTGCTGCAGCAGTTTGTATGATGATAACTTGGTACGCTTTGTTATTGATGTATACAATATTTAATTTGATATTCGGAGGTAAAAACAATGACTGATATTACTTATTCGATGATAGCGTCATTCAAAAGCTGTCAGAAGAAATTCAAATACAGTTATGTTGATTTGCTACGAAGCAAAACAACACCACAAGCATTAGCACTTGGTTCTTATGTACACGAATTGCTTGATGCATTCTATACCGCTTGTATGAATAAAGAAGACCCAGTAAGAGCAGTTGCTCTCAAAACAGTTGAATGTATTGATATTTGTCCGGAAGATGAAATCAGAGAACTCGGCAACAAAATGATGAAGAATTATATCTTGAATTACGCAGATGATTGGTCAAAGTTAAAAATTCTTGCAGTAGAAGAAGAATTCTGTGTACCAATTCCTGGTGTTGATGCTAACCTACGTGGTAAATTTGATTTAGTATTTGAGGGTGCTGACGGCAGAATCTATCTAGGTGAACATAAGACTACGGCATTGAGTATAGAGGCAAGAAAGAGCAATCTTGAACTAGATGAGCAGTGTAGCTACTATATGTGGGCTCTGCAGAAGATTATGGAAGAGCAAGGATTAGGCGAGAAAGTCGCTGGAGTGATGTATAATATATTAAGAAAGAAATCACCAAGAATCCCTGAGCCACTTAAGAAGGGTGGATTATCAAAAGCAAAAAGCATTGACACAACATATGATGTTTATCTTAAGGCAATACTTGATAATGGCTATAATCCAGATGATTATGCTGATATGCTAGCTATGCTCAAGGAGCGTGGCAACACGTTCTTCGGCAGGGAACTTGTGACACGGTCTGAAGCAGAAATGAAGCAGATTGAGAAAGACATAATCCATAGCTGCAAACAAATCAGCAAAGAAGATTATTATGTCAGGAATAGACACGAGGGTTGCGCACGCACTTGTTCCTATAGAGATTTGTGTTTAGCTGAACTGAGAGGTGGCGACACAGAGTATATTATTAATGAGCACTTCGACAAGAAAGATGTTGTTCACCCAGAACTGGAATATGAAAACAAGGAGGACGATTAATGGGACTAAAAGACAAACTTAAAAATAGGAAGGTAGACCTGAAAGCGAAACAGCCAAAACTTAACATATTAATATATGGTCAATCTGGTGTAGGCAAAACGATATTGAGTGCAACCGCTTCAAAACTAGATGGCAATACTTTCCTGATAAGTAGTGAAAGTGGTTTGGTTGGAGTTAGTAATAAAAAGTTTAAAGACCAAATAGACACAGAAAAGATAACTGCTTATGCGATAGATAATTTCATCGATTTCAATGAATATTACGAATTCTTATCAGAGCATTGTGAATTAGTTATGCAGTATGATGCAGCAACTGGTGAAGCAAAAGAGAAATTGGCTGATAAGATTTGGGAACTTGAAGATGGTGGTAAACGACCAAAAGGCAAGAAGCCAACAATATACCGCACAGTGGTAATTGATTCCCTTACAGAAGCGCAGAAGCGTTCTATGGACCGAATAATTGACAGCAAGAACAAAGTTAAGTCAGGAGGTAGTTTTGGTGGCGGTATTGACTTTGAGAAAGCGACAGCCACCCTGCAGGACTACGGGGTTAACACTCAACAAATGAGAAAACTTGTTAGGGCATTTAGGGAATTGCCTATGAATATCATATTCATAGCGTTGGAATCAGAATTAAAAGATGATGTCACAGGTGAAGTAACTGTTGGTCCAGCATTGACAGCAAAATTGTCATCGGATGTAGTTACTTATGTTGATATAATCGGAAGATTGTACACACAGAAGAACCAAGATGGCAAGCTAGACCGTAAACTATTATTGCAACCGTACAGCAAATATATTGCTAAAGACCGTACTGGTTTGCTTGGGATTGGATTGACAAATCCTACAATTAAGACTATCGTTGACAAGATTAATGAAGGAGGAAATTAAAAATGGCTAAATATTCAGTAGATTTTACAGATGTAGATAATGGCGGTGGGTTTACACCAATCAGTAAGGGTGAACACGAAGCATATGTATTTGAAATGGAGGCAGCAACATCACAGGCAGGTAATGAAATGCTAAAAGTGACTTTCAAAATCGCAAATGGTGATGACAAGGGTAAGACAATCTGGCATTACCTTGTGTTCACTAAAAAGGCAATGTTCAAAATTAAGGAATTCGTAGTCGCTTGTGGTGATACAAAATCATATGCAGGTGAAGAAATTGATTTTGATGTTTACAAGGGCAAGAAAGTAATCCTTGATATCACACACGAAATCTATAATGAAAAAGACAAAGCGGTAATCAAAGAAATAAAATCGTGTGAAGATAATAATGCAGAAGTCGAAACAGACCGCCCATTCTAAAGCAATAAAATCCCTGCTCCTAAATGGAGTAGGGAATCTTTCAAGGAGGAAAAATATGAGCAATATCGAACGCTACACAAAATTCTACTCGGAGTATTTTGACAATATCGGCGATATGAATTCAGATAATGAAGTTTCTGTCTGTTGTCCTTTTCACGATGATGCACACGCAAGTATGCATATTAATCTAGAGAAAGGGTTGTGGCATTGCAAAGTTTGCTCTGATGGGGAATCGAATGGGTCTGGTAATGAGTATAGTTTTTATAGAGCGATTAATGAATTGAATGGTGAGATTATAAGTGAAGAACAAGCGCACAAAGAAGTAGAAGAATTAATCGGGATTAAGAAGGTAAAAGACAGTGGCGATAGAAAACCAAAAGCAGAAAAAGTAATACCTGAAAACATAATTATGGAATGGCACGATAATCTTATGGGCAACAATGAAGCAATTGAGTACCTGAAAGAAGAGCGTGGCTTGAACATTATGACACTGGCAGAATTTAAAATTGGCTATGATAGTAAGCATTCTAGATTTATCATACCAGTCAAAAATGACAAAGACGAATATGTCAATGTCCGTAAATACAGCAATAAATCAAAACCAAAGATGTTGCCTTATTCATCTGGTTATGGGAAGAACAGGTTATTCCCGATTGCAAATATAGAATGCGAAGAAATATTATTATGTGAGGGTGAATTTGATGCACTTGTGGCTTGCCAGAATGGTTTCAACGCTATAACTTTTACTGGTGGCGCAAATTGTAAACCAAAAGATTATGCCCAATTATTCACAGATAAGAGGGTTGTAATTTGTTATGACAATGATAAGGCAGGAAGAGACGGTGCACAAGCAATGTTAAACGCAATCTCTGATTATGCCAAGAGTGTTAAAATTATCAAACTGCCAGTTGATGGAGAGAAAGAAGACTTGACTGATTTCTTTGTTAAATATGGCAAGACAGAAAATGATTTGAGAAAATTGATTGAAAATACTGAAATATCGATAGGTATGTCTGAAGAGGTAATTCAGGTCGATTTTGATGAATCACAGAATCCAAAATATGAAAAGAAACTCATAGAATATGAAGCACGCATTCTTAAAATTGGTGATGAAACAGCAATACCAAGGACTATACAAATAACTTGTGATTCAGATGGAAAGGCTTGTGAATTCTGTCCTTGTCGCACAGGTGTATTTAATGCCAAAGTAAAATTGTTGAGTGAATTCCCAATCAAGATGTATATGGAGGATGAAGACAAAAGAAACCGAATGACAAAAGATTATTATGGTATCAAATGTAATAATGCGTCATATGAGTGGAAAGATTTGGTCCGTATCCGTAGAGTTATCATAGATGATGGTAATGATAAAATCGGAAGCATAAACTGCAAGACTGCTTATATATATGAAGATGATATCAAGGAATACCGAAATTACAAATTCAGAGGGACATATTTAGTGTCTCCAAAGAAGACCGACGGTTCCATAAATATAATAGATAAAGCAGAGTTAATAGGAACAACGCTTGATGAATTCGAATATGAGGATGGTATGTTTGATTCTCTAAAAAAGACAAAAGAATCGTTCTGGGAATTGATGAGTGATATTGGAAATAATATAGTCGAAATCTACGACAGAGAATATGTAATAGGGATGATTCTACTTACATATCTATCTCCGCTACAGACTTATTATCGTAACACAGAAGATAATGTGGTTAATTCTTTTGCACAATTATTTATTGTCGGTGAAACAAATACAGCAAAATCAACCATAACCAACAGATTGATAAGCAATCTCGGTCTCGGTGAGCAGGTTCCTGCACAGGGAGCCACTTTAGCAGGATTGACATCCGCTTCAATAAAAACAAATAATGGGTGGGTCAATATGCCTGGAGCGTTGCCAAGAAATAATAAAGGTATTGTCATACTTGAAGAATTCTCTGGTCTACAGAAAGAAGTTATGACGCAACTTACATACTCACGAAGCGAGGGTATGGTCAAAGGAATAAAAGCTGGTGGTTGTGAATATGAGGCAATGACGAGACTGATTATGCTTAGCAATCCGCTTGACGGAAAGAAAGCTGGAGCGTATATGATTGAAGATGTCGTAAAATTATTTGGTAGTGAAGAGGATTTGCGACGTGTAGACTTGGCTGTTTGTTTGAAGCAGTTTGAGCACGGTGGTAAAAAGAAAGTCGAAAAGAAAATAACGAAAGAGATATTGCGTAATTTAGTTTTGTTTGCTTGGTCAAGGAAACCAGAACAAATAATTTACACACCCGAAGCAGTTGATGCACTCAAAAAGCTTGGTAAAAATATGTCAGATAAATATATTTTCAATGAAAGTCTTGTTACAAAAT